AATGCTGGTTGTAATGTGTTAATCAATTCTGTCTCACGTGCATGAGCAGGACGCTTACCACGTACTACTTCAACAACTCCAAATACAAAACTATCAGCACCACGTTCACGTAATGCACGACTTAAACCCCAATTTTTGTTTTCTGCTAGGGCACGTTGCATGTGTTTTTGCATACGACGGCGTAATGTGCGAAAAACGTTACCTTTAAATGAAACAGCAGTCAAACCAATGTAATACTCAAGTGTTACTTTATCTTGGATATAGTATATCACTTGATTGCGGTCTGTTCTACGTTTACGGGTAATTTTTGAGTTCATACATGAATTATATACCCAATCTGATTTATTGTCAAATTTTATATATAATACAAAAGTAGTACTTTTGTTTAGTGAACTACTTGTCCGTATGATGAGTTTAAGTGGATTTTTATTTCTTTTTTTAGTTCTTTTTCAGTATAACCCATTTCACCTAATTGGTGAATCAATTCTATAAAAAGACCATGAGTTGCAACACCGTACATATAATTAGGGTCCTCATTCTCATTTTCAAATTCTTCTAATAATGGCAAAAGTTCATCATAGATAAAATCTGTTGCAAGTTCTGCACTTTGTTCATATTGTTCAATTTCAGTTTGAACCTCTTCCAATTCTTGCAGTTTGGTACTTGCTTTTGACATAGTATTATTTATCGTTTTTTAGGTACTCATAGTTAACTGTTTCTAAATTTTCTCTAAAAACAATTGCACCATTCTTTAGATGGAATCTTTTTGCTAGTTCTGTTTTAGGGCTTAATGTTACAAATCTTGTTATGCTTGGATATTGTTCTTGTATACCTTTAACTGCTTCACGCAATAATCGTTGTCCTGATCCTGCTTTGTAACTCCAAATAGTATAGAATACAGCCGTTGTGGGCACTTGAGTAATTTCACTTAAACCATTAACATCTTCTGGAACAAAATCATGGAAACTAACACATACCATCGCATCAGGATCCATATTTGTGTCCGCTAATGCTGCAACCAAACGTCCGTTGCTAACACGAAATTCAGTTGGAATCTCAGGTCGTACTGGATCGTCTTTGATAAAGTTTAATAATTGATGTGAAAGGTCTTTGATAAAGTGTAACATAATATGCGTATTTATTCCGTTTCACATAAATGGATAGTTAAATCATTTTATGGTTATCAATTAGAGATTTTAAAATTTCATTAACTTGAATTTCAGTATATAATCCAACATTAGACCAAACCTCTTTTTCAGGACCAGTTGACCAGACAGCAAGTACATCATATGTACCCTTTATGTAACCGTCTAAGTTAGATTGTTTTGTCCATCCGATTGGTTTGGCTATGTCTCTAATGTTCATTATTTTATTTGACTCCAAACACGTTCACGTATTTGTTTAGTAAGACTATCAGGTAGTGCTACATAATCTAATTCTTCTGCGGATTTCTTACCGTTCTTGAATGCCCAATCAAAAAACTTTAATACATCTTGACTGGCTTTTTTATCATCAGGATTTTTGTACATAATAATGAAACTTGCAGTAGATACAGGCCATACATTATCACCTTTTTGATCCACAATGCTTACACCCATACCAGGTACACTAAACCAATCAGCACCTGAAGCCGCAGCTGCAAATGTTAAGTCGTCAGGACTAACATACTTACCTGATTTATTTTGTAATTGTAAGAAAGTTAAATTGTTCTTTTTAACATAAGCATACTCAACATAGCCGATTGATCCCTTAACACGTTGAACATTAGCGGCTACACCTTCATTACCTTTGCCACCGACTGAACTTGCGGCTGGCCACTTTACTGCAGCACCTTTGCCTACTTTATCAGCCCACTTAGTACTAACTGATGTTAAGTAATCTGTCCAATTAAATGTTGTGCCTGAACCATCTGCACGATGCACTATAGTAATTTCTAAGTCGGGTAACTTCTTACCTGGATTGAGTGCTACAAGTTTAGCATCATTCCATTTAGAAATTTCACCTAAAAACACTTCTGCTAATACTGTTCCTGTAATACGTAACTCACCTGGCTTAAATCCATCTAAGTTCACAATAGGAACTGTGCCACCAATAATTGCTGGAAATTGTACTTGACCATTTTTATCTAACTTGTCGCCGGATACAGGTGCATCACTTGCACCAAATGTAACTGTCTTGGCATCAATTTGACGAATACCACCGCTTGAACCAATTGATTGATAGTTGAGTGCTATGCCAGTTTCTTTGTTGTAAAGTTCTGACCATTTACTATATATAGGATAGGGAAATGTTGCTCCAGCACCTGTGATTGTTTGTGCTGATACTGTCATTGATAATGCTGTCAGGATGATAGCAAGTATTTTTTTCATGTGTAATCTCCTTGTGTGTTACACAAATATTTAATCAGAAAAGTGTGACAATACGATGACAACTATAGGAAACTTAGCCAAAAAAATAGGGACCGAAGTCCCTATTAATTAATTACTTTGTATTGACTGAACGGGTAATTCTCTGTCAACCAGTCAAGTAATTCCTGACTATATGGTAACTTAATTGATTCGTACTTGTTAGTGATGTACATATTCAATTTACATAGTAAGTAAATTACCGTTTTTAAATCCAACTGTTCCACCCTCTGATTCAATTCGTTTAATAACATCTTCAAATAATATAGGTGTAAAGTCGGTTTGTTCTACGCAAACACAATGATAACGTTCATCAATTTCATTACTATACTTAAACACACCTGTTCTTACATCTACACCTATAATTTTCTTTACACGGTTGGTATGTAAGTGCCCATGAATGTTCGTGCCAAATCTACCTAAACTTTCAGGGTGTAAAGGTATATGACTTAATATCATTCCGTTCATAACATGATATGCACGTAATTCACGAAAGTATTCACGGTATTCGTCATCACGGAATATATCGTGATTACCACGTATTAATACTTTATCTCCGTTTAAGCGAGCCATTGTTGGTAATGCTTTACGGTTAATAACTACATCACCTAAATGATATACTTTATCATTTGGACGAACTCTATCATTCCAACGACGGATCATTTCTTCATCCATCTCATCAGGATCAGTCCATGGACGAATTTTCGTTATTCCATCTGATTCTGTAAAACGGCAAACTCCGGTATGACCGAAGTGTGTGTCACTAACTAAAAATACTGATGGCATATTAACCTCTTTCTTTTTTAACTCTACCTATGCGACTTGACTTATTCCAATCATATGGTATCCCATCTGGGCAATTTCCTTCTTCAACACTATCTACACCAAACTTGCCCGCAATCTCTAATCCATCACTACCTTTAATAACAACAAATACATCTAATGTTTTAGCATAATTCATTGCCAAATCAAGTGATACAAACTCTTTTTCAATCTCATTGTGTTCTACGATATATGTCATGCAATAATCCAATCTACTTCATCTTTTGTTTCTATAACTTCATTTCCATCAAATTCAGTAATACGAAAATCTATTCCTACAGGTAACCAATCAACTTTTAAATCATCCATACCGCCTGTAAAAATTTCAGGATACTTTAGTGTAACATAAGTTTTTAGTTCATCAAATTTATTATGTTCTACTAAATCAACGATACCTGGATCAAATATTAATTCAGGGAATTTTTTATTCCAAGTATACCATCCTGCACCATATCCTGGACTATACAATATAGCAACTTTACCATCTCTGATTAGTTTATTCATAAAGTTCCTTTTGGTGGAAGTGGTGAGATTCGAACTCACGGGACTCGTAAAAGACCGACGGTTTTCAAGACCGTTGCGTTAAACCACTCTGCCACACTTCCTGTTATTTTCTTAATCGTTTTAAATAATCAATGGATACTAAACCTTTTTCAATTTCTTGAAGTGCAGTAACAGTAGTACCTGCCGTTGTTGTAATCTTTGGTTTAAATCCACGTTTTAATTCACGTGTACGTAAACTTGCGATTAGTACCAAATCATATCTATTACCGACTGCTAATACAGCCTCTTCACTTGTGTATCTTGCTCTACTTTCAGACATTGTTTACCTTTATATAATGGAGCGGGATATCAGGTTCGAACTGACGACCTAGTGCTTGGCAAGCACTCGCTCTACCAACTGAGCTAATCCCGCATAACTTTCTTGGTACATCCTGACGGGCTCGAACCGCCGACATTCACGGTGTAAGCGTGACACTCTACCAACTGAGTTAAGGATGCGTGTATTTAGTATACACTAAATTTTGTTTGTTGTCAATAGTTTCAAAAGCCTCATCTTCAATGATTGCATCTTCAATTTCTCTAGGATCAGGCTTACGAAATATTTTATTAAAGTTGTTATCAAATTCCTTTAGTGGTACACTATAAGGTCTTGGACTACTTCCTTTACTCATTACTTTTCCTTACGATTACCGGTACGTAATTCACTTTTAGCAATTTCTACATAACTACGAATGAATTCACCGCGTTCATGGTTATCCAAAATCTGTGCCGCGGCACGTTTTACTGTTTTACTAATCTTAACCGATTTAGGGTCATATCCTCTACATGTCATATTTTTTCTTCCTTTAAATAAAATTGGTCGGAATAGTAGGATTCGAACCTACGACCTCTTGGTCCCAAACCAAGCGCACTACCAGGCTGTGCTACACTCCGAATTGTTTCTTCTTAATTTTCATTCCAACAAAGGTGCCGCAAAATGCACCTGCTACAGCCGGAATCATTAACCAGTGATTAGTTGTGTAATTTATAACTGCTACACTTCCTAAAACGTAACAGGCTACACTCCAAAAACTCGCACCTAATACATTATCATTTGCCACACATCTTAAATAGTATGTGTAAACAATGTCAAGTAAAAAAATTGCAAAAAATGTTGTTATGTAATCTGTCATTTGAATTTGGATGCGGGACCTGGAATCGAACCAAGATCTGGAGCTTATGAGACTCCTGAATTACCGTTACTCTATCCCGCGATAAAATCTTATTGAAATATATTCAAAATATATTTTAATAAAATGTTTAGCCACGCACACCACATGCGCCCTAAACTGGACTGCCTACTCCGTCTACGTATTTTATTTATATGGTAGTGGTTAGCGTTCCACTCCCAAGGTTGTTTTCGTTTCTCTGATATGAGGCGTAAGGTCAAATTCCTTGTGTACCTAGTTATTATTAAGGCATATAACCAACGCCCACTTTATTAACGCAAAAGTGTATGCGGGTCTTTGGTGGAGGTGACAAGGATCGAACTTGCTACATCCTGCTTGCAAAGCAGGCGCTCTCCCAAATGAGCTACACCCCCAAAATTTATTGACAGACTATTTATCCTATTGTACTCCATCTGTCAGGGAGAGTTATATATCTCACTTAAATTTCTACTTCTTGCCAATTGCTATCTCCCATTAATTGAACAGCAATTACAAATTTATGATGTATACCTAACGCTGACCAACTATCAGGATGATTCATTGAAATCCAACGTTTATTCTTAAGTGTGTCTAGGTATACATAATAAATCTTACCATGCACAGGTTTGAAAGTAATATTGATATCATACATCATATCACTTACTCTCATTCTATGTTCCAAACTTTCTGCCTGGCGTTTTAGAACTTCAACCTGTTCCATGATTCTATCATACTCTTGCTTGGCATGTAATTTACCTGCATTATAAATTATGTCTTTTTCTTTGTAAACGTCAATAGGTGAGAAAGCAGGGCTACCTAATTCCATTGGATAAGGTAAACTATTACGTTTGTCGCCATCTTCTTTTGATAAGTCCATTGATATTAATTATAATTTGGTGCCCCAACCGAGACTTGAACTCGGACGCACTAGGCACTGGCTTCTAAGACCAGCGTGTCTACCAATTCCACCATCGGGGCAAACTATTCTACTAGTTTGTTATATTTAATAAATAATTTAATGTTACAAAAGAAAGAACGAATCCCTAATAACCTACGCCGTAGAGTTATTGAAAGAGACGGAATCTATTGTGTATATTGTGATGAAGACCTAACTGATAAAGAAATACACATGGATCATGTTATTCCTGAATCACAAGGTGGACCAACATCATTTGATAATCTACAAGTTACTTGTAGAAAATGTAATCTTGCTAAAGGTGTATTAACTGAAAGTGAATTCACTAATCGTCTAAGACAACGTGCATTGAATATTTTAAATAGAATAGGTACTATTTAAGAACATACTAACTGGAGCGGGGTAGCGGAATCGAACCGCTGACATCAACTTGGAAGGATGAGGTAATACCATTTTACGAACCCCGCATAAACTTTGGAGGTCAGGGTGAGATTTGAACTCACGACTTTAGGGATTTGCAATCCCTTGCATTGGACCGCTCTGCCACCTGACCAGTTATTTTTTTAACAATTTAATATTGGTGCCCCCGACAGGACTCGAACCTGTAACCCAGCGATTATGAGTCGCTTGCTCTAACCAATTGAGCCATAGAAGCAATTGTTTGGTGCGACTGCCCGGAATCGAACCGGGACGCTGTGAAGCGAGAGATTTTAAGTCCCTTGTGTCTGCCATTTCACCACCTAGCCATTTTTGGGGGGTGGGGATGGAGGGATTTGAACCCCCAACCCAGCGATTATGAGTCGCTTGCTCTAACCATTGAGCTACACCCCCAAAAGTCTAGAACATACAAGTCTCTATGTTCTCTGGCTGAGTAGTCCAATCACCCTCTGACAGATCATACCCTAACTCATTCAGAGCGGCAAGGCAAGCATTT